CTCTAGAAAAAATTTTAAATATCTTGAAAATGAAAAATGAACCAAAATCTTATAGCGTAAAATTCTACGCTGAAATGAAATTAGATGACGGTCGTATTATTGCTACAGAAGATGAGCAATTTATGATTGGGTCTAAAGTGTTTGCTGTTGGTGATGATGGCGAAGCAGAAGCATTATCTGCAGGGTCGTACACAATGGAAAACGGAAATAAAATGACAATCGGTGATTCATCTGAAATCCTAGACTTAGGAGAAGAAAAAGAAGCTGAAGATGTTGAAGCATCTGAAGAAGAACTTTCTGAAGAAGAAACTGAATTAGCTGAAGATGATGAAGCTGCAGTTGACGATTGGGCGGGTATGGAGAAAAGAATTAAAAACCTAGAAGATGCCGTAGCTGATTTAAAAGCAGACAAAGTAGAAAAATCTGCTGAATTGTCTGAAGAAGTTTCTGAAGAAACAGAAGATAAAACTGAAATGTCAGCTGAAGTTATAAGTGAACTTATGACACAAGTTGAAGAATTAAAAAGTAAAATAACAGAACTAAGTGGCGAACCTGCTACGGAAGGTATTAATTACAATCCTGAAGGCTCTAACTTTAGTTCAACTATGGATTTAAGAAAACTGTCTACAAAAGAGAGGGCAGCATATTACATTAATAACAAATAAATTTTAAAAAATGGCAAATAATAAATACAATTTAAGTAAAGATTATCAGTTTAATATAACCATAACTGATAACACCTACGCGGGTAAATTATCATTGCCTTATGTGACTGCTGCGGTCAAATCTCCTGACACGATTGCAAAAGGATATGTAAGACAAATAGACGGTTTAAATTCAAAAGCAGTAATTTCTAATTTAGGAATTTCTGACCCTATTCAGGCAGCAGCTTGCGGTTTTAATACAGCAGATGCTCCTGCAAATTTAGCATTAACTGAACAAGTGCTTACTTTAACTGATATGAAAGTAAATCAAGAAATCTGCCGTGGCACAGTTTTTCCAACGTGGGTTGGCGAAAATATGGATAGAAATGGAAACTTACCAGGAACATTTGAAGATTTCTTATTAGCTACTGTTGCTGCAAAAGCAGGTGCTCATATTGAAAATATGATATGGAAAGGCTCTGGCGATCCTGCATTAGTGGGATTCCAATCTAACGATGGTAGTTTAGATGACACAGGTATAGAAGCTTCTGCTATGAAAGACTTTCACGAAGTTGATTTAGATGGAGCAATTACAACTGCTGATATTTTAGATGACTTAGAGTCAGTTTATAATAAAGTTGTTGGTTCTGTACAAGGAATTTTATCTAAATCAGGGTTTGGTTTCTATATGAATCACAAAACTTATGCTTTGTATGCTCAAGCATTATCTGCAGCGACTACTTACCAACAATTAGGTGCAGCAGGTGATTTTACTAGCTTGACTTATATGGGATTCCCTATCTATGTGTGCCCAGGAATGTTTAACGACACAATCGTTGCTACATACCCTGAGAACCTTGTAGTAGGAACAAATTTAGCAACAGACTGGACTGAGGCTCGTGTAATCCCTACATATCAATTTGACGGCTCAGACAATGTAAGAATTGTTATGAACTTTGCGATGGGTGTTCAAACTGCGGTTGGAACAGATGGTGTATACGCAACATCAGCACACGCATAATTAATACTTTAAATGGGGAGTTGTAATATACTCCCCTTTTATTAACTTTTAAAAAAATAATAATATGGCTTGTGATATTACAAGAGGACGTTTAATTGACTGTAAAGATTCTATTGGTGGCTTGAAAGCTATTTATATATGTAAAGCATATAATAACAACATTGAGCAGGTAGCAGCTATTTCTGGTACTGAAATGACTGATGCAGGTTTTGATGTTTGGTCTGCGCAAGTAGGAGCTAAAACAATCGTATTTAAATATGACTTAGTACAGAATTTATCTAGTATGACTGTTAATGTAAATTCTGATAATGCTAATGGAACTGCATTTTTTGAACAAACACTTAGTGTAACGCTTCAAAAGATTGACCACGATATGACTAATGAGCTTAGATTAATGGCTTATTCACGTTCACAAATATTTGTACAAGATTCTATGGATAATGTATTCTTATTAGGTATGATAAATGGTTGTCACGTTACAGGCGGAACAGTTGTTACAGGTGTTGCAAAAGGCGACATGAGTGGTTACACTATTGAGTGGTCTGCACAAGAAAATGATGCTTTAATTCAGTTACCTGCAAGTGCTGGTCCTACTACAACTAAGTGGCCGTTTGATGGTTTAGCTGATGAAGCTGATTTAACTATTACACTAGGAACATAATCGTTACTCTATAAACAGATAAAAAGGGG